CGCCTCCGTCAAAGAAAGTTTTTCTTATAACGTCTGCCCAAGTGACTAACTTTTTACAAAACGATTGGTCTTTTTTACCGTTTTTTTCAAGAGTCTTAATCAAGATTTTTTCTTCTATCTTAACACTTGGATATTTCTGTTCAAATGTAATCGGAAATCTTTCTAAAAATGCTTCGTTAAGCACGTTAGTTCCGATAAATTTTCCGTCTTCACTACCTTGTCCTTTAGTATTAGCAGTAGCAATCACGTTAAATCCTTCGGCAGGTTTCACGAATTTATTAATCTTTTTAACAAAGATTCCTGAACCTTCAAGAATTGGTTGTAAACACATTATCTTATTACTTGCAAGGTCTATCTCATCAAGTAAAAGAATTGCGCCTCTTTCCATTGCTTCTATAACAGGTCCGTTTTGCCAAACAGTTTGTCCTTCTCTTAATCTATAACCGCCGAGCAAGTCATCTTCGTCTGTTTCAATTGTTATATTGACTCTAATCAATTCACGTCTGTTTTCGGCACAGGCTTGAGTAACTCCCATAGTCTTACCGTTTCCTGAAAGTCCTGTAATAAAAACAGGATAAAACATTCTGGATTTGACGATTGATTTTACGTCTGGATAATTACCAAATGATACGAATACTGAATCTTTTTTAGGAACAATATCGCCTGTTAAAGATGAAACAATATAAGCTGCTTCATTAACTTTATTATCTTTAACGGTTTCAGTTTTTGATACTTTAGTTTCTTTAGTATCTTCTGAAACGTCATCATCTATGTTTGGTAATTTAAATAATCCCCTATCAATTTTTAGGTTCTTATCTTTTGTTAACCATTGCGGTTCGTACTTATGACCAAATTCTTTATTGGCACGTACTAATTCAGCAAGTGTTAACTCAGCTTTGTTAGGATACAGCTTTTTAGCGTGTTTAACAAAGTCTATTTGTTTCTGATTTAACATAGTGTTTTCACGTCCTTTCATCATTTATATTAGTATATTATACGGTATTTTTTTAGGAAAGTCAAGTAAAATATACCCTTATTTTTCAATGTTTTTTTCATCATTTAAGCGACCTCCGCTATAAATTTGTTTAAAACTACTCTTGAAACTAGTCGATTCTTCATACTTCTACCGAAGATTCTCTTTAACTCAGCACCAGTTCCTTTTTTAACTGTTGCGTCTTGTAGATTAAAATTCTGTACTTTCATTTTCTTACCGTTCAGTAAAAAATACTTATCATATCCGTTTGATTTTACTGTAGCAGCGTTATCAACTCTAAAATCTTTTTGTATTTTAAGTCTTAATTTTTCTTTGTGTTCATAATCTTTATAATCACCGATAAATCTATCTAAATCCCAACGTCTAATTCTCTTCATAACATAGAAACCGATTATTGTAGGATCGTAATCTTGTTTTATTAAATTTAATAATGTTTCGGTCATAGCACTACCGTACCAACCGTCTGTTAAAACTATTTTTCTATTCTTATGTGTAATAACTATTTTAGAATCATAACTACAACTTTGTTTAATATAGTTATGTCCTTTTTTCTTAGCGTCTGCTATATCATATTCATCAACTCTTCTAGTAGGTTTATCTGGTATAGGTACTATCTGATTATGTCTGAAACCGTTGGCACCTCCGTCAGTTAAAGTAATAAAAGTAAGTTTTTCAACTTTATATTTCTTTAAAAATTCTGGTACTAGTGAATTACATACTAATAATGCTTCATTTAAAGGAGTATTTCCTAACCAATATTTGTCTGGCATTTGATAATTATTTCCTTTTGGATACTCATCTACATCACCGAATCTATTCCATCTATAATCATATGATGTTGCCATATGAAATAAGTATAATAATGATTCTTCAAATTCATTTTTTTTCATTCTATGACTAACACAATTTACTAATTTAAATTCATCAAAAACAAAGTCACCGTGTTTATACTTCCAATAAGGTTTTTCTTTTTCTGTTTTATCTCTTTCACTAGTGAAAAAATATACTTCAAATGGTATATTAACTTTTCTAACAAATTCAACTAGGTTAATTAATTGAGCAATAGTATCAGAAATACAATCACTCATACTACCTGACCAATCTAATAACATTATCATACCGTGGTTTTTACCGTCAGGTACAATAGTTATTCTCTTAAATATATCTTCACTAAATTTGTAATTTTTTAATTTTAAAGGATCAATAATTCCTGTTTTATCAGTACTTGCTCTTTTGTAAGCACTAGCAGCTTTTTTCATTTCAAATTCTTTAACAAGATACATAACTGTCTTCTTGTTTTCAGTTCTAAATTTTTTAAACTTATCTAATAACCATCTTCTATATTCAGTTGTACCTGATGGATACTGTTTCATTGCGTCATTAATATGTTTTCTGAAATCATTTAAAAATTCTTTATATGATACTAAAACTTGATTATAATTTGGTGTTGGTAATGTACCGTATACATAAGAAGTTTTTTTATCTAACAACTGTTCTTTTTTCTCTTCAAAGAAATCGTTTGTAATTGCTTTAAGTTTTTTAACAGCAGGGTCTCCTCCTGCACCTTTGGCGTGTTGTGTTGGTGATAGTGATTTTTTATTTTCTTCTTTTTCTTTATCTTTTAAATCGTTATCTGTTCCTTTTTCTTCTGAATCTCTTTTATCATTTTTTTCATCTTGTTCATCTGAATTCTCATCTGATTTATCATCTGAATTCTCATCTGATTTATCATCTTGTTTTTCACTATCTTCTGGATCTTCTCCGTCTTCATCTGATAAATCATAATTTTTAATTAATGGGTGGTCATCAAAATCTGGTAATTTCTTTATATCTTCAACTTGTTTTTTCTGCCAATTCAACATTTCTTTAGCAACTTTAACAACGTCAGCAAAAGTTTTGATGGCGTCAACTTTTGCTAACCAATTGTTGTTATCGGGAGTAAATATGAATGGAATTCTTTGACTTGATTTACTTCTTAAATTAATCTTATCAATTAACATAAGGTCTTTATTTAAATCTTTGTTATTCATACCAAAGAAGTTTTGTTTTTCTAATATATCAAAACCGTTGATATAGTTTTTAACAACTCCTGGGTATTTCTTTTGAATTTTTTTGTCTATTCTAGTATCTTCTAATACATTAACGTAAGTTCTTAACTCATCATCATCACATATTTTTTTCCATCCGTCTTCTGGAGTAAATAATGCGTGAGCACATTCGTGAGCAATTAACATATCATAAACATCACCGTGTGATTCTTTAAATATAGGAAGAGTTAATACACGAGTCTTTGTGTTAAAACTTGCTGTTGATACAGCGTTATGTTGTATGATTATATTTTCTGTTGCAAGTAATTTAGCTAATTGACTTTTTGTGTCTAAATTAATTGTAGTGCTTTTTCTCATAATGTAAGATAATAATAACACCGATTGACCTGAAAGTCAAGTGTTAATTTCCCCTTATTTTATGCGACTTTTAGACGATTTTATTTCTTGAATATGAAAACTGGCTCATATTTTGCACCAGATTCTTGCGAGGATAACTGTAATTTATAGGTATCCGTGTGTGTAAATCCTTCTTCTACAGCGATTCGTACTGTATCATCTTCAAAGGTTTTATGTGATTTAATGTTTGCTACATTTAACCCCATATACTTATCTTTCTTTAATCCTTTATATGCATTTTGTATAGTCTTTCTTAAAAAGCCATTGTTCCACTCTTCATTACCACTATATTGATTAAATGATTGTCCTTCTTCTTCACCATATTGTTCCCAATTGAAATAAGGTGGACTTGTAAATGCAAAATCTAAACTATCTTCTTTTGGTTCAAATACTTCACTACCACACTTGTTTAAGAAATAGTGTCTATTATCTCTACCAAAATCTTCTTTAATTTGTTGTAGTCCTTTAAATGTTAATTCTGCTGGATCAGTACCAACATAATTAATATCTGATATAATTGCACCTAATATACGTCCACCATATCCCATTGACATATCCCATACCATAGCACCTGGATGGGCAAAGTGTGAATATAAACACGCCGCTGCTGTGGGTCTAAAATTAGATACACATTGAGTTCCTGTATATCTTCTTAATAAAGACCTCATTACACTTTCTGATTTATGTTTTGATTCAGGAGATATTTCAGTTATTTCACCTTCTAAATTACTTGCGATAGGCATTAAAGTATCTACTGATTGTTTACCAAAAAAACTACCTGTTAATAACTTACGTATACCTTTTTTAAAGTGTTCTTCATTTTCATATATCTCCATAGGAGTTCTCATTTTACCACATCTAATACCAAAACTATGTGGCATATACGACCAAGCTAAAGATAAACCTGTTTGATTCGGTTTTATAACTTTATCTTGCGTTAATAATCCTTTGAAATCTGTTGATTGTAAGGTTTTAAATTGTGCTTCTCTATATTGTTTATCTGTAGCATAATAAGGAAAACCTCTTTTCTTCCAATACTCATAAACTGAATCAATATTAATTTGTAATTCTTCTTCGTTTTGAACAACACCTTTTAGATTGCCCTTACTTGTAATAAGTTCATCACCTGTTGTTTCTACACCAAACGCTTCTAATGCATTTCTTGTATCAGTTTTATTTGTTAGTTTCTTCATATTTGCCGTGTCTAGCTGCCATAGTTTTTTGCCAGATTTTAAACTGTTTCTTTGCCTTTTTTTCTGCCATATCTAGTTTCATTTTACTTGCGTGTTCAGTAAAATTTCTACCTAACATATGTTCATATTCGTGTTGGAATATTCTACTCATCATACCATCTAAATTACCTTCTTTTAAATCACCATTTTCATCTGTATATTTTACTACACATTTTCTAGGTCTTTTGATAGCTAAAAATAAGAAAGGATATGTCAAACAACCTTCTTTCATCATTACAGTTTCCTCACTTGTACTAACTATCATAGGATTAAAACAAGTCATTTTTAAACCGTTTTCTAATGATATATGATTACCTAATACAAACATATTAAATGGTAAACCTACTTGATTAGCAGATAAACCTATACCACCATATCTTGCCATTGATTTAAACATTTCTTCTGACAGTTCTTTTCTATCTTTAAAATCGTGTTCCTTTAACATATCATCTGTAAAAGGTGCTACTGCTGACCTAACTCTAGGATCACTAGGAGGTACAAGTTTTAAAATTTTATCTATCTTTTTTTCTTCTGTCATTATATCCTATCTAGTACTGTAAAGTTTTGGTCTTTTTTGTACTTAATTATGTTTGTAAATTTATCAAATAATATATCGCCTTTATGTGAAATAATAAAGACATTTTCGTTTGATAATTTCTGTACTATTTTAAAGAAATCATCTGTTCCTGCAAGGTCTAAACTTGAATCAAATATCTCATCTAGTATTAATAAATTTGTATTAGTAGAGTTTTTAAGTTTAGCTATATCTCTCCAAGTAAATAACAATGCTAAATCTATTCTCATCTTTTCACCTTCACTAAAGTTATTATAATTAAATGTATCTCTATATCTACTCTTAACTGTTTCATTAAACTCTTCATCTAAATGAAATGATACATAAAACTCCATTGCTTGTAGATACTTATTAATCAATTGATTCATTATAGGTATATACTTCTTAATTATTTGTGCCTTAGCGCCTTTGTCATTTAATACTTGTCTTAATACATCTTGATACATTTTCTCTTCAACAATTTTATCTAATTCTATTTTACAATGTCTTAATTGGTCTTTCATTTCATCTAATTGTTTTCTAATATTTGCTATATCTTCTTCTTTATTTGTAAATACTTTTAAATCTTCTTCTATATTATCACTTTGATTTTTAAGACCTTCTAATGATGTATTTACTTTTGATAAATCAACACTTAAATTATAAATCTTATCTGCTACTCTATCATATTCATTTATTTTTTCACCCATATTTACAAGTTCTTTTAATAACTTTTCCATACCATCTTGTAAAGTATTAATCTTATTTTTCTCTTCATTACATTTTTGATGTTTAAATTCTGTAGATAGTGGTTGTGTACAAGTTGGACACACATCATTTTCTTCAAAAAATTTTAAAGACTTCTTATGTCTTTCTAAATTAGTTTCAATCTTCGCTTCTATTTTGGATAATTGCTTTGATTTATCATCAACTATATGTCTATCTTGTATGCAATTTTTTGCCGAATCTATATCTTTATTGAGCTGTGCTACCTTGTTCTCATATTCTAGTCTATCCTTGGTATTCTTCTCAAGCACCCTATTTTTATGCGTTTGGACGTCTATATCCTTGTGGAGAAGAGTATCCAAGTACTTAGCTTCAGTCTGGTACTTGGTTTCTATAAGCTCACATTGATGTCTGGTTTCTGTTATTTTATTCTGTAATTCTCTTTGTTGACCACTCAATATAGTATCCATTCTACTAAAGGCTCTTATGTCTAAAATCTCTTCAACAACCTCTCTTCTGAAACTTGCTCTCATTTTCATAAATGGCATATAAGAAGAAGACCCTAATAATACTACTTGACAAAACGACCTATAGTTGCACCTCATAATATTGTTTTCAAGATACTTTTGATAATCAATTGCGCTTGCGTCTTGACTCATTAATTGTCCATCACAATGTATTTCAAAGATGTTTGGTTTAACACCTCTTATAACTTTATATTCTTTTGGTCCTACGTTAAATTCTAACTCAACCTCACAACCACCATTGTTAATAGTATTAACCATTTGGTCTTTTTTAATAATACGAAATGGTCTATTGAATAAAGCAAAACATAATGCGTCTAACAAAGTAGACTTACCACTTCCGTTTGCTCCTATAACTAATGTTAATTGTGATTTTCTTAAATCTACTTCTATTGGAACATTGCCTGTAGATAAAAAATTCTTATAAGATATTCTCTTAAACTGTATCATAATATAAAACTAAAACTTATTAACCGTTACCAGATATTTCGTATTTTTCTTTTCTTTCACTTTTAGGATTGCCTAATCCCATATAAGGTTGTGGTGTATCTTTTTCTTTTATGTATGTTGTTCTTTGATTAGGAGGATTCATATAACAATTACCTGACACACTTATTCTTTCTCCTGGTGTTTGATAAGGTAATACTTCGTGTCTTAACTGTGCTGGAAATATCCACATATATCCTGCTACTGGTTCATATTTGTATGAGTGTTCCGCCCATTTTGGTGCCTGATTTTCACCGTAATGAAAACCTATAACTCCAGGACCTAAACCAGTTCCTTTAAATGCTTTTCTTTCTTCTGTTATGTCTGGTGTTTTTAAATATATAACCCAAGAAAATTGTCCACCGTGAGAGTGTTGAGGATTATATTCACGTTCTTTCATAAAATTAATCCACACATCCATTAATGTAAAATTTTTTGAAAATTGTTGTTCATTATATTGTTGTCCAACAAAGTCACAATGTCCTTCAACATATTGATTTATGTATGGTTGAAAGTGTCTTATGTACCACTCTTTATCTTCATCACCATAACGTCTTTGGTCACCTAATAATCCTGCTAGTCTACTATTTCCTGAACCTTTTGGTCTAGCATTACCTCTTGCTAAAAGTCCATCTAAAAATGTTTGATGTACTTTAAAATAAGCAACATAAGGACCAAAAGCTAAATGTCCTTTTGTTTCAACTTTAGTAGGTACTGGATCATTTGGATCAATATTAGTTTTATCTCTATCAAAGTTATAAGAGTATTGGTCATTATTTTGAAACTGTCCCTGGTTAATACTATCAACCATTTTTTTCATTTCTTTATCATCTAAGCTCATTGATTTACTTCTCCATATAGTTCTTTAGTATATTCTTTTAATTTGTTTTTGTCAAGGTCCGTATCAAGTTGGTCTATATACTTGCCCAAAAATGTAAGTGTATCTTCACCTTGTTCTATTAAGTCTTCTTTTACACTAGCAGTTACATCACTAGTGTCCTCAAATATATTTAGTTCGTGTATATTTAATGTACTATACAACCTATTGATAAACTTATCATACATATCTTCATCTGTTTTTTGAGATATAAACAGTTTAATATAACTATTATCAAATCTTGATATGTCTAACGTATTATAATCGTTTTGTGTATCATCATATACTATCTTTTTAAATATTCTTATAGGGTTAGGTACTCTAGTTAACTCTCTAGTATCTGTATCAAAAATATGGAAACCTTTTGGATCTTTATAATCATTCCAAGTAATTTCATATTGTGTTCCTAAATAATATATCCGACCATCATCTGATTTCTTATGAAAGTGTCCTGATAAAACTTTTTCAAATCTATGAAACATTGATTTATCTAACCCTTGTTCGTTCATATGTCCTCTATGCATTTCAAACCCTTTAATTTCTAAATGACCCATACATATTTCAGAATTTGAATTTTCAATAGCATATAAAGACTCTTCATACGTATCATCACATATCCAAGGCATAAACAATATAGGCAATCCATCAAAGGTAACTTCTTTTGGACTTGCATATATCCAAGGTTCATTTTGACCATCATACGTTGTACATAATTCAGTAATTGCATTTACTTTATTTGTATTCTTATAATAAGTATCGTGGTTACCTAATATAATATGTGTATCAATCTTTTCTTCCCATAACTTTTTCATAATCTTTTGACGGAAGAAATTCGCCGTTTTAAAGTTTATAAATTTACGTCTATCAACTACATCACCTAAATGTATTAATGTCTTGATGTTGTGTTCTTTTAAATATGGAAAAAATACTTCATCATAAAATCGTTCTTGATACTGTACAAAATGCGGACTATCATTCCGACAACCAAAGTGTGTATCATTTAATAGTGCTATTTTCACTTGTAATAATTCTCCTGTATAAAATCGTGATAACTTGGAAACTTTTCAACTTCTTTATTCCATTGTTGTTTACGTTCATCTAATTTCTTTATAAATGGTTCCATACGTTCTTTTATTTCTTGTTCACTCTTATGTGTTAGATTTATTAAGTTAGGTAAATCCATTGGGCACCAATTTAAACCAGCTGCTATATAATGCAATCCATATTTACCTGGTCTATCCATAGGATCAACAGGAAACTCCGACGCCATATTTCTTTGTAAAGCAGCTTGTAAATATCCTAACATAATTTTAGGTTTAAAAGTATATAAACTTTCTTCCCATACTTTTTCATTATTTGCTTTCCAATATGGTGTATCATTTCTTGTTGATAATGCATAATGCAACCCAACAAATTCCTCAAATCCTTTAAAGATAGATTTACAAGCAAACGTAAAGTTATCTTTATCCCAACGTGTAATTTCACCTCTTCTTAAATTTCTTACTAACATCATTAAAAATTCGTGTACTGAAAACAAACCATTACTCTCTAATGGTTCAATAAATCCAGCAGATAGTCCTATAGCAACACAATTTTTCACAAATAATCTTTCGTGTATACCAGTTCTCATTGTAATGTTTCTAAATTCGTGTTCTTCATTACCAAAACCAGGTCGTACACCTGCTAAATGATTTTTAAATTCTTTTAAAGCAGTTTCATCATCTACAAATTTATCTGAATAAACATAACCTGTACCAACTCTACTCCATAATGGTATGTTCCACACCCAACCGTTCTCTATTGCTGTGCAATTGGTAAAGCATTCTACTTCTTTTTCTTTATCAACATAAGGAATTCTAGTCGCCCACGCTTTATTGTTTGGTAGATTTTTTATAGTTTCAAAAGGTTCTTTTAATGCACCACCTAAAAGCATTGATTTAAAACCTGTACAATCAACAAATAAATCTGCGTAGTAACTATATGTTTTTGTAACTACACATTTAATACCATTCTCATTTGTAGGCACATCAATAATATCTTCTTGTATATGTTTAACACCTCTTGGTAAACAATAATGGTCTCTTAACCATAGACCAAATTTAGTTGCGTCAAACTGATAAGCAGAATCTCGGTCAAGTTCAAAACCGTGAAAGTTAAAAGCACCTTTACCTTGATTAACTAATGCCATATTAGGAGCAAAACTATCAGCATAATCTGAAACAGGTGTTTCTGGATAAAATTCTTTTTTCATCCACCAGTCATTATAATTTAATTGAGTTCCTTCTACTTTAATAGGACCAAAAGGATAATGAAATGCTGGCTCGTCTTTTCCATTAAAGTCTGTAAACTTAATACTAAACTTAATAGTGCCATCTGTATGTTTTAAAAATTCTTTATCATCAATGCCTAAAAATTTAGTCCATTGTTTAACTTTTGATATTGTACTTTCACCAACACCAACAATTGGTATATTTGGTGATTCTATTACTGTAATATCTTTGTTTGGAAATGCTTTAATTAAAGTCGCCGCCGTCATCCAGCCAGCAGAACCTCCACCGACTATTAAAATCTTATCACTTTTCATAATTATTTTTTCTTCTTAATTACTTTTTTCTTTTTTTTAGTTGTTGTTTTTTTAACTGGTTCTTCCTGCGGAAGATTTTTTTGTAGAAATTCTGTAAATTGATTTTTAAACTCTCTATCTTCTCCTGGTTGCAATGTCATATCATCATAGTTTGCGTTTTGAATCATACGGTGTTTAATAGTTGTTTGTTTTTTCTCTTTCTGTATTCTCCGTACAAAGGCATAATAGATAATTTGTGTGAAATAAGCAAAGGGGTTGTTAGATGTTTTAGGATTAAAATTATCAAGATACTGTAAACAGTTCTCAATACCATCGCTTATCATATCATCCCTATAAGTATAATTTATAAAGTTTGGTCTAAAGGATAAGTGATTGGCTATTTTTAAAAAACACTCACCAACATAATTTGGTACTGGTGGTTTATTTTGTTTTAATCTTTTCGCTTTATTAACAGACTTTCTATAGTCTATCATTGCGTGTAAGAATTCCTTATTATTTACATAATGTTCTGGTTTTTTTTTAATTCTGATTCCTGGCATAATAATTACATATTACTACAATTTTTTGTCTTTGTCAATGCTATGACGTAATAATCTTTTAATTGCTTTAGATAGTTTTTTGACAGGAATAATCTCTCCTATCTGCCATTGTTTAGCAATATGGGCGAGTTTTTTAGATTTGAATGGCACTTGACTTTTCACGTTTTTTGTATATAATGGTCTATGTAGACCGTTGGAGACCGCTTTAAGTAACTAGTGGAGCGTTCTCTTCGTTATTTTATCTTTAAATATTTCGTTCAATAATTCATTATCTTCCACCGAAATTTGTTCTTGTATAAAGTCACCCTTTTTGGCCTTTTTCGGTTGGTCTAATTTATCATAATCATTTGCTAAAGTTGTATAGTTTTGAGTCATATCTTCCGACGCCATAGTTATAGTCATTATCTTATCTTTCGGAATAGTAATAACTTTATCTGTTGTATAATTAACCCATTTAATAAGAGCAATATAATCTCTTATTCCAGTAGGGGTCATCTGTGGAATATACTTAATTTGTAATGGTTTTGCGATTCTAAGCAAAGGAGATTTATCTGGTAGTTGTTTTGGACCGATTGGCATATGGGCAACAACATCATCACCATTGACTAGTTTGATTATACGTATGTTTGCTTTAACTTTTTCCATTTCTCTCCAATTCTATATTGTGAATTTCATAGTCAAAATCTTCACTATTGTAAATATTTATACGTTCTCTAAAGTGTTGTAGAGTATAATTTTCTTTTTCGCCATAGGAAAGGTCATCAGCAATGTCATATAACGTTGCGTGTGAATTGTTATCTTTTAGTCTTAATCCTCGTCCTATTGATTGTAAATTTCTTATACGAGATTTACTAGGGCTACTAAAAACAATATTGTGTAAATTACGGATATTGATACCAGTACTGAACGTCCCATAAGAAGCGACAATAATTGCGTCATCCGACTTTTCGGTAATTGCTCTAACTTGTTCTCTTTCATCTGCTTCCACTCCTCCGTGGATATAGAAAATAGGTCGGTCACCTGCCTTTTCTTTAATTAATTCATATAATAACTTACCGTGCTTTTCTACGTACTGAAACAGACATAAAGTATTGCCTTGCAAATTAGTGACCAGATTTTTAATGTATTTATTTCTTTTCTCATTTCTAACTAAAAAATCCATTTCTTCTTGATAAGTTTTATTTTTCAAGAAATCTATTTGTGCTTTACCATATTGTAATACTAAACAGAAAATTTTAAGTTTAGCTAGGTGTTCTCTATCTTGTAATTCAGTTGTGGTAGTAACTTTATTGACTGCACCAAACAGTCCTTCTAATACTAATTTATGTGTTTTACTATCATCTAGGGTACCAGTACAACCTATTTTATATTTACACTTAACTAACTTCGTCATTATCTTTGTTAATGATACTGCCTTAAATAGATGTGCTTCGTCACCAATTAACATACCATAATCGCTAAAATAGTTCTTTGATAGATTATAAATTGATTGCCAAGTAGATATAACTACTCTTTTAGATGTTATCTTACTATGTCCTTCATAGATTCTATGTACATTTTTATTACTATCATAGCCATAGTCTTTAAAATCTTTATATAATTGTTCTACTAATGATGTGGTAGGTACTATAATTAATATCTTCTTATTTTTAGGTAGTCTTAATAGATTGAAACGTACTAATAGATATAAAATAAGTGATTTACCACTAGCTGTTGGCGATAGTAATAAACATCTATTTTTTTTAACTGAATATGTAAATGCTTCTTTCTGATAATCTCTTACTTCCATAGGAATTTTAAGAGCATTAATAAATTTTTCTACCTTATCATCATCTACTTTAGTATCTTCTAACTTTGTTCCATCAACAACTTCTATTTCATTCTCTTTACACCAATTAAGTATATAAGGATATAACCCTACGTATATTTGACCAGTTGCATATGAAAATAGTCTTATCTTTCCGTCCCATACCCTATTACGAAATTGTGGCATAAAACGAAAACCAGGTACTTCAAAAGTAAAGTGTTGTCCTAATTCTCTTCTAATGGAATCTTCTGCTTCTATCTTTAAATAGACATCATCCTTTTTGTCTATAACAAGATACCTTACATTTTTCATACTATCTTTAAATAATTTCCTGAATGTAAGTTTCCGTCTTTTATTGTTTCTGGATTAAATGGAAATAAATCAAATGCAATTGTTATTCTTTCTGAATCTTCTTCATATACATCCGTATAGTGTGGTACATTATTTGGAAATACAGTCATTTTACCTACTGTATTTTTACTACTATATAGCATAGGGTCATTAATTTGATTTATTGGATTGATATAATGAGTAGATGTAGTATCTGTTGTCTGTACGCAAATATGA